CAAGTTAAGACCTGCCCATCCGTTGGGGCGGTCGCGATCACCGGACGCCCCTGCAACCCGACCACCAGCGGGATTGTATCTGTCCCGCCCAAGTCGCCGCCGATTTGTACGCCGCCACCCGAGCCCGTCGTGCTCACCGTGCGAAACAAGTTATTCAGCCAGAGCCGCGCCTGCTCGGTCAGTGTTCCATCCGTGTGCGACCACGGATAGACGGATTGATAAGCCCAGAGTGGCATTGACGAAATCAGTTAAAGCAGGGCCGTACCTGACCCTTGAGCGCAATCAGCGCGAGCGGGATCGGATCATGCCCCGAGATCTCAAACACGCGATCGGTGGCACGTCCCAGCGCACGCCAATCGATGCGCTTGTTATACGCGCCGGCTGATCCGATCGAGACCGGCCGTACAGGCGCAGTGAACGTGTAGCCACCGTCTTCCGATTTGGCCAGGGTAATGGTCGCCGGCACTCCCGCGGCAAGCGTGCCGTTCACGCCCGTCTGGCAGATGAGCCGGACGAGATCGTACACGATGCCTAACTGGTCGCTGTTCACATGCGGAAAGCGGCGCATCCAGTAGATCGGCGTGCCGGCGAAATCGTAGTAGTTCTGGCCCTGGATGTAGATGCTCGAGTTGCGGTAGTCGCCAACCAGGTGAAGCGCGAGCGCCGCATCGTAGATGTGCACCTCGCCCCAGTCGCGTTCCCACGCACGAGTGGTCGCATTCCAGACGCCGCGCTCGGCCCACAGGCCGGTTGCGATGTCGTACGCCCAAGTCGCATTCGCGCCGGGAAAATTGAAGGCGACAAAGGTGTGCCCGTTCTCCTGGTATGCCCGCGCCGCGACATCGCGCACCGTCTGATAGGATTGCCAGGAGGTTTCGACGGCATGCGTCGAGATGCGCTGCGGCGTGACGCCCGCCAGGCGGAAAGGCCAGGCGGCACCGCGCGCATCGACCGCGATGCCGTAGATCATGTTGTCAGCGATGATGAGCGAATTGCGATACGCTCCGCACTCGACATAGACGGACTGATCGCGCGTAAACGGAAAATTCGGATCGCCCGAATCGACGTAGCTTTCGATGTGATTCGAGCCGAACATCATGATGCGCCGGTTGCAGACCTTGATCGCCATCGTGAGATCGGGCGTTTCTTCGAAGGCGAAATCGAGCGGATCCCAGGTCGTGCCGTCCTGAAAACCGCTGATATAGAAGTTGCCACTCGCGGCAAGGCCGATGAAATAGCCGTCGAGTTCGTCTACCTCGAGCAGCGGTTCGGGCGTCGTGACGGATGTGTAGAAGGTATTCGTCGTCAGATCGAAGAGGCTCGTTTTGTTGTTCGAAGCGATCGCGAGCTGGTTGCCGCGGATATTGACGCCGATCGAATAGCGCACGTACGGTCCGACGACAGGACCAACCGAGCCGAGGTTCACGGCCTGGAACGGCGGCGCCGGACCCGTCAGCTCCCAGAGTGCATCGTTCACGATAAAGAAGCGCCGGCCATTGATGTAGACACCCGCGGCCACGCCCGGCCCCGGGATCGGCATCACAAGGGGCACGCCGTTCACGGCGATGTTCGAAAAGCCGTCGGGGCTGAGTACCGTACCGTTGGCTTGAATGCCCGAGCCGCGCACCGTTCCGTTCACTGCGACATCCACCGGCGTGCCGGCCGGCATGGCGATCGCGCCGCTCAGGCCGGGCGCTTTCGTGTAGTAGTAGGTCGTCTTTCCTTCAGCCTCGACCTTTTCCGGAATCAGATTGACGCAGCGCTCGCCCGCTACGGCAGGAGCAATACCTTTGTAGGTCGGACCGATGGCGCCGGGCAAATCGACGAGAGGCATTTAGAAATTCCCGCTCAGAAACTGTGATTTCGTCAGATACCGCGCACCGGGCGTCGCCGGCATGCCCGCATCCGGCCGCATGGACATGTCGGGCGCGTTCAGTTCCTTGATATCGCCCAGGGCATCGGCGGCGTTCCTGAGCGTGACGGCGGTCGGGTTGATGCCGAAACCGGGCGCGATCTCGATCGCAAGATTCAGAAACATCGCGCGGAAATAGCCGGGCGCGGCATTCACCGGATCATTGAGATTTCCAGCGGTGAGCGCCTGCCAGTAGAACAGTTCGATCTGGTTGACGGTTGTCGGCACGCCCCAGACCGCGATGCGCGAGGCATAGTAGGATTGACCCGTGTCCGGATTGATGCCGGTCAAGACCGAGCGATCGAGATAGATTCCGCTCGGAAACGTGATCTGCAAATTGGGCAGCGAAATATTCGCCCATTGCTCGACCGAGAGCACCGTGAGAGGAATGCGCAGGGCCGTCATCCCGAGCGACGAGTAGGAGGGATTCGGCCCGCTGTTCACATAGAGCGTGACCGGATAGACGCCGCGCGTCCAGGAATTCACATTGATCGTATACGGCGGTTGGCCCTGCGGTAGCGAATCGACCGAAAGCAGCTCCGGATACCAGCCGCCTGATGTGCCGTCGGGCCAGCCGAGATTCGACGGATTCGTGAGCAGCAGATTCGACGCGTTCGGATCGAGCCGGATCGGCCGCGGCGCATCCCAGTCGGGCGCATGCGTGCCGATCAGATACGACTGCTGCCCGGGCTTCAGGTTGAAGACGCGCTGTTGATACCAGGGAACGACATTCGGTTTGAGATTCCAGGAATCGACCATCCAGGTGAGGCGGTCGAGCAGGCGCTGGGCTTGTGCTGGATTGTCTGAGAGATCATCGCCGAGCGCGACCAGGTTCAGTTCGCCGGCCGCAAGCGTGAGCAGATCGAGATAGGTCGCTGTCGCGTTCATCGCGGAATTCTCATGGCATCGCGGTGCCGTTCACTTTAATCGTGGCTGCCGAACCTTGCGGCCCTTGCGGTCCCTGTGGTCCGGTGGCTCCGGTCGCACCCTGGACTCCTTGCGGACCCTGTGACCCCGTGGCTCCAATGTCCCCCTTGGGACCCTGGGCGCCCGTTGCGCCTTGCGGGCCCTGTGGTCCGGTGGCACCGGTTCCTCCCGTGTCGCCAGTATCTCCCTTCGGCCCTTGCGGACCAGCAACTCCGGCTGGCCCGGGATCTCCTGCGACGCCCTGCGGCCCTTGTATGCCCGGTGGTCCCTGTGCGCCAGTTGCGCCGGTAGCACCCTGAACGCCTTGCGGTCCCTGTGGGCCCTGCGGTCCAACGATCGGCCCGACGTCAATCCAGATGGAACCGTTCCACGCCCACAGGTCGCCGGTATCCTCCGCGAGGTAGGCATCGCCCAGTGCGTGCGGACCGGTTGGCAGATCGGCTGCCGTCGCGACCGTACCCAGGATGCGGAGTGCTGGACCCGGCTGCCCTTGCGGTCCGATCGGCCCGGCAGGTCCCATCGGCCCCTGCGAACCTTGCTGTCCGGTTGCGCCCGTCGGACCTTGCGCGCCGTCGGCGCCGGTTGGGCCTTGCAATCCTTGTGGACCGGGCGGCCCCGTCGCGCCCATTGCACCCGTTGCGCCCACGAGTGAGCCGGCATCCATCCATCCGCTGCTATCCCAGATCCAGAGATGCTGCGTATCGAGCGCGATATAGGCTTCACCGGGCGAGCCCGTCGCCGGCAGTGCACTCGACGATGGCACCGTGCCTGCCAGCGCCACCCCTCCGCCGATCGGCGCGTTGAAGGTGAACGCACCGGGCGCAGGCGTCTGCCCTTGCGGCACGTGCTTCAGAAACAGCGTCCCGTCGCAGTACTCGCGAAAGACAAACAGATCGGCGGCGCCGTCCGCGTACGCCTTCACGATCACGGCAGCGTATGTCTGCCAGTTCGGCGACTGATAGAGCGCGAATGCGCCCAATTGCGGCTCGGTGATGGCCATTCCTAGCTAGGCAGGAACCTTCTTCTTGTGGCTGCGCTTCGGTTTCGGCTGATCCGCCGGCGCGAATTCGTCCGTCTCTTCCGAATCGGGCGTATCGTCGTCAAAAGCTTCTTCGGGCGCGCTTTCCCAGGCAGCTTTCGCTTCCGCAAGCGATGCGCAATAGCCGAGGGCGAGCTTCTCGCGCTCTTCCTTCGCGCTCTGAACAACGATCGTCTCGCCGTCCGGATTTTCCGGATAGAGCGCCTTCGGATACTCCTGGTGCGTGTAGGGCGGCAGCTCGTCCTCATCGCCTAAGCCGAGATTGAATTTCTGGATGCGCTCGCTATTGCGCTGCTCGGCGAGAAAAAATTCGCGCACTGCTTCCTTGGTCGAACCTGTCGCTTTCACGCGTGCTGGTTCTGGCATAAATCGTCTTGTCCTTTCCGTTATTCAAAAAAAGGGGAGAGCGAACTCCGGGAGGAATACCCGCTCTCCCTCGAAGAACCGCAACTAGCTGGCGATGACGGCCGACCACTCCGGATACAATCCGTCCGCCCTCCACATGGAGTCAGTGCGATGGATGGCCTTCGATTGGTTGTTTGTGCTTTTCGAGATAACCGCTTGATTTACACTAACTTGCGATAACTGCGGACCATTCGGGGTACAATCCGCCGAAGCCAAACAGGATGTCCCAGCGGACCTTCCACTGGTCGTTGTCGCCGTCGAGGTACTGCATGTAGCGCATGAATGCGCCCGTTTCAGGATCGGTGTCGCCGAAGGCCTCGACCACGCCTTTTTCCGGCACATCGAGCTTGCCGTAGACGACCGCGAATGCTTTCTCGTGGAACGCAAGGCCGGTCGTGATGGGATTCGTCCCGCCGCTCGGCACCCAGATGTTGAGCGCGGCCCCTGCCGGCGGCGACTGATTCACATTCTGGTACTGCCCGGTGGGCGTGATCGCCGGATAAACCGGAATCGTGATGTTGCCGGAGGCGAGCGTTACGGGCGCCGTGACCACGAAGCTCTGCAGCGTGCCGATGGATTGGCGCGATTGCGCGTTCACGGTGTTGACCGCGGTTGCGGCCGAGCCGATCGTGAAACGCGTGTTGAAGGGCAGTGTGCCCGAAGTCCAGCCGCTCGTCACGAGACTCGTTCCGGTCTGGCTTGCGCCCTGTATGACGGGCGCGCCGGCATACGTCGGCGCAGTGGCCGTCGGCGTGTTCTGCGACTTGAACCATTGGAAGCCGTGCGCTTCGCCGACCGTGCCCGTGCGGTACTGCATCTCGATCTCCTGGCCGGCATGGAACAGCCCCTGGTCTTTCTTGACCGCGTTTGCCATCATCTGCGGCGAGACGATCACCATGCGGTCCTGCACGTTCATCGGGGTGTCGAAGTTGTCGAGCACGACGCCCGCATCGAGGTAAATGCCGTTATCGGTGGGCGCCGTGCCGGGCGTTCCGACCCAGTTCGGCGAGATCTGTGTGGCGAACAGAAACGATTGATAGTCAATGTAGTTGGAGAGCGCATCGGCCGCCGGCTTGCCGTACTTCTCGTACATGTGATCGGCGTTTAAAAATCGCTCGGCGCTCGAAAGCTGGTAGCTGACGTTCGCCTGGATGGACATGGTGAGTGGCGTCGTGAGATTGGTGATTCCCTGAAAGACAGCTGCTTGTCCGACTGAGACGGTGAAGCGCTGCGGCTTGGGAATCTGAATCGTTTGGCCGGCTTTATTGTGGGAGCCGACGACCGCGCCGAATTCATCCGAATAGGAGTGATCGACGTTGCGGGCAAACTTTAAATTGTTCTTCCATCTGGCGAGAGTTTTCCAGAGGACGACTTGCGTGTTGACGAATGTGTTGGGCATAGGGAGCTCCTGCGTTGTTTAGATTGGGGGTCATTCGCAGTCTCCGTGTCTGCGGCGTTTAACGGACGAAGTGAGGAATTTGACAGTGTTCCTCAAACTGAACTGGATGCCGGCGCGCTTTTTTGGCGAGCGGAAGACTCCAGCAATGTGCCCGCATTACGCCTGCGAGCGGGGCGAACTCTTTTTACTTCCGGCGCTTTCCTTCCGCCAGGCGCCGCTCGATCTGCTCGAATTCGGCAAAGCTTTTCGCACCGTGCCCGGGCTTCGCAATGGCCGATGCGGTCGAGCCCGCGGCAGTCAATTTCGCGGGCACCTTCACCGGCTGCTGCTGCTGCGCTTCGGGCTCTTCCTCCGCAGCTGCTGCTTTACCGTTTCCGTTCATTGGCAAGCGCGCCGCGATCTTCCCCATCTCGAAAATCTGCACATCGCGCGGCAGTGACTGAATACGCCGCGCTTCCTCTTTGTCATCGATCAGCGCCTGGCCGAGCGCCGGGCCTTCATGCAGCACGATATCGACCATCAAGGACGACAGGGGCGTCTCGGCGATCTCGGCGTCGTACTCGGGATGCTGCTTCAAATGCTCGGCGAGCTTTGCGCCATAGGCTTCGGCGATGCGCTGCTGCTCGCCTCTCGCTTTCTCCTCGACCTGTCTACGTTCCCACTGCCGCTCGAGATATTCCTGCTTGTCGCGCTCGTATTTCTCGACGGCTTCTTCGTACTCCTCGAGGCTTCCTGCAAAGGTCGACAGGCGCGGCCGCGCGGGCGGCTTGTCCGCTGCGGGTTCGGTTTTCTGCGCGCTCGGTGATTCCTTCGATGGGCTTCCATTTCCATTCGCCGGAGCCTGTTGCAGCTCCCTGCGCTCGCGGCGCAGGTCGGTTACTTCCCTGAGCAGCTTGGCGTGCTCGTCCTTGAGTGAAAGTTTCGGTTTGTCTGCTTTGGCGGCAGCCGGTTTTTCCGCAGCCGGCTGCTCTTCGGCTGTCGCACCCTCTGTCCGTTGTTCGGGCGCGGGCTCTGTCGTTTCTGTTTTCTGTGCCGGCTCAGGCGACGGGTTATAGCGCCCTCCGGCCGCCTCGAACTCGGCGAAGTTCGTCACGGCAGCCGTGCTGTTATTCGTTTCTTCTGCCATCCGGAGTTACCGTCCTTTCACAAAGCGCCGGCGGTAAATAACCGGCACGCCTCTTGCACCGCCTCGCGCCAGGCCTCCTGCATGCGCGGCCCCAGATTCTCCCATTCGGGCACAGACAGTGTCTGCGCCTCGGCGCGCGCGACTTGGCTGTAGGCTTCATACGCCGCCTCTGCGATTGTGTTCCAGTTGTGGTCAGGCATTCACCGCAGCCAGAGCGCAATCGTCAACAAAGCCAAGCCCAGCCAACCGAAATGCGCCCGCGGATGGGAGATGCCGCAGCCCGCGAGCAGAAACAGAACCACGGCAAACGCGAGTAGCACGAGCCGGACCGTGTTCGTCATGGCCTAAGCGTTGCTTTCCACCGTCTCGGCGTCGCGCTCTTTGGACGAAGCCGTCTGTGCGCTCTTTTCGTCCGCTTCGCGCCGCGCCTTGGCTTCGGCTTCGGTGATGGGACTGCCGAGCATGCCGTAGGGAATGCTCGCCGGGCCATGCGCGCCGAGCGCACCCCACGGATCGGAAGGCGGAATTTCGACGGGCGGCCGCAGCGGGCCCGTCACGTCTTTGCCGTCCTTCGTTTTCTTCGTGCCTTTCGGAAAGAACGTGCCCGGGTCGCCTTCGTCTGATGGCTGGACGCGCTCAAGGTCGCTCCAGCCGGCGCAGTAGCCGTTCGCGATACGCAAATCGGCGGCGCCGTCGTCATGCACCGCGAGAACCAGCGCAAAGCAGGCTGCTGTGCCTAAGTGGGTAGGCGGCTGGTACAGCACCACGTCGCCGAGTGAAATGGAAGCGGACATAGATAGGAGTCCCTCTCTTTCGTAGTAGTGATTACGCACACGGTCGAGCTCGTGCCGTTCCGCGCGTTCGGTTGCAAATTGTGCCTGGAGGTCTTTGACCACATCGGCGAGCGTCCGCTCATCCACCGGCCGCGGCGTTCGCGGCGCCGTCTCCGATTTCATTGGTTTGGTCGGCTCAGGCGCCGGCTCCCGTTTCGCCGGCTTGCCCGCCGGCTTCGGCTGGGACGTCGAGTAGCGGCCCGTTTTCGGCCAGTTCAGTTTGGTTTTCATTCTGCGCCTCACTTTGGTGCATGCTGTGCGCGTGCGATTGTGCTGCCAGCGCCGCTTCATGCGCGTGCTTGTGCGCCTGCTGTGTCGCTTCGTGGACGCGATCGGCCCGGCGCTCGAGTTCCTTCACGCGCGCATCCATCATGGCGAGCAGTTGATCGTTTTTGGCGTTGAGTTCGGCGACACGAATCTGTGTCGCACTCTTCAATTCTTCGGTCTGAAACTTCTGCTGCTCGACCGCCATGTCGCGCTGATACTTGCCCTGTTCCTCGATCTTTTTCTGCTCGATGATCTGAGTCAGCTCATTCACCCGCTGCGTGAGTTGGGGCACAAGCGCAAGCTGCTGCTGGACGCCCGGCGGCAGCGGCGGCGCGTTCGGATCCTCCTCGGCGAATTGCGGTGGCGTCCAGCGCGTCGCGATTTCATCGGCATAATGCCCGAGTTCGGGCTCCTTGATGCGCGCTCCCAGATCGCGAATGAGCGCCCAGCCCTGCGGATCGCGCGCCGCGATGGTTTCGATAAATGCGGTCGCCGCCTCGCGCTGCGTGCGGAAACTCGGCCCAACGCTCACGACGACTTCATAGCGCCCCTTTTCGAGCAGCAACTGCTTGAGCGCATCCGGATCGTTGATGCGCACCAGCTGATGTTTGCCGTTCGGCAGCGTCACGCGCACCTGTTTCGGTCCCGAGTTCCGGTTCAGCTTCAGGTCGATATCGATGATGTCCTGATAGAGCGCCTTGAGCGCGCGCGAGAGATTCTCCGCATAGTGCGCTGTGCCCATGCCGGTCTGCTGTTGCAGGGCCAGAATCGCCTTACCCGATTGCCGCTGCGGATCGAGCGCGCCGAGCGCCGGGTCGAAAAAGCCGGTCGTCGCTTTCACGTCTTCCTTCGCCTGGTTCGAGACGAACGTGAATTCCTGCACCGGCGGCACAAAGACTTTCCAATCGGGCGGCGGCACCGGGTTGCCGCGCGAATCGACCAGGCCGTTATAAAAGAGCGCCGCATCCGTCGACGTATTCGCGGTTTTCCACATCTGCTCGTGCCCCGAGATCTGCTCGCTGGTGACGAGCCACTTCGGCTTGGGCGCGAGCACCACCGCTTCCAGCTTCAGCGACTCCGAGCAGTTGTATGTCTGCTGCGAAGGCAGTGCGTCCGAGATGAGCGATTTCACGATGCGCTTGCCGTCGGCGTAGAATTCCGTCGCGACCACTTCGTAGATCGGTATGCGCGTGCCCGGCCAGGGCGTCTCATCGAGCGTTTCCGCGCCCGAGACGAGATACTGCGTCACGCAGGGATACTCGACTTCGCGCGTGTTCGCTTCGCCTGGCAGCGCCTGTACGCCTGGGGCGAGCCGCCGCAGGAACTGCTTATCGTCCACAAAGCCCGATGAGCCGTCGGAAAAGCGCTGCAGCCGGCGCTTACGGTAGTCGAGCCGCCAGTATTCGCCGACCCAGACGTCGGTCCCGTTGCCCCAGTCGCTGTAGGTCGCATCCTGCCCGTAGAAGGATGCGTCGACCACCGCGGCATCCGGCCAGCGGCGCCGGAATTCCTCGACCGAAAATTTCTGCCGGCCGATTGCCCAGCGCATATCCCGCCCGTCCGGCTCCTTCGCCGTGCGGTCGACCGCCCACGATGCCGGGTCGTCGATCGTGCGGATACGCACTTCCTGCTCGAGCGAATCGGGCGAAACGTAATCGACCGTCAACCCGACGAAGCCGAAGCCGCCGGCTGCGACATAGCCGATTGCGGTCCCGTAGGCGACCTGGCAATCGCTTGCGTATTCGACGTGCCGGATGCGCCCCTCGAGGTATTCGGCCACATCCGCATTGGCGGCATCGTCGGCGGGAGAGACTTGGCCGCCCGGACGGTTCAGCAGGTTCTGATTGATGACCTGCTGCACAGGCTGCTCGAGCAGGTTGACGACGATCGCGGGGCGGTCCTGCCCGCGCGCGCTGATATCGCCCGCATCCCACTGGTCGCCGGCGCGGAATTTCAGCCGGCGCGTATAGGCTTCGCGGATTTCGTGCTCGCGCTCCATCGCCTGGCGCCAGCACTTGCGGGCGGCTTCGCAGATGTCGAGCGCTTCGAGCGTTTCGGTATCAGGCATCTGGGCGTTTGTGATCAATGCTGCGAAGGAGGTCGAGGTTGTGATGCCATCTGGCTAGAGTGCGCCACAAAACTATTTCTGAATCACAGGGAGATAAATGCCAGTCAGCATCGCAGTGCCATCGGAGACGATACAGGCGCCAATACGCATATGCCATACGCGGTTCAACAGCAATGAAGCGAAGCACCGAAAGCGCTATCAGCCAATCCCGCACAGTTTCGACGTAATACACGAATGTGCTATCCCAATGACTGAGGCGCAGCCGCAAACGGATTATCAGTCGCCTAATCCTTCCCATGGTTCCGTATCACGTCCTGCGCCGGATGCGGCTTCTTCACGCGCTTCGGCAGTTTCTTCTCTTTCGTCGCCGCGAATTCATGCAGCGTCTTGTCGGGCAGCTTCGCGAGGCCCTTATTGCGCGCGTAAAGCTCTTCTGGGTGATGTTCGGCAATGGCGAACAGGCGCCGCTGCGCTTTGGATTTCGCGGGCATCTATCCTTCTCCGATCTCTTTCACCATGCGGCGGTGCGCCTCGTCGACTTCCCGCCGCCGTTGTTGGCCCCAGCGCTCGCGCAGCAATGCGGCCTGCGCCTGAAGGTC